TAGATGCCATTGCAAAATTCGTGCTCGACGGGGAGTTCGACCTGATCGGCCTGCAAAATCAGATCTTCAAGCGCGAAAATCGCAGCGTGATCTGTTAGGGCCTGTTTCTGCATCGCCTGAATATCGGTCATCATCTCTCACATGGAGGCAAGAACCGCTGGCCGCTCGTCAATCTCAGCCCGGCGAGTATACGCCACCCTGAATAATTATCAAGACACCTCGCGGCCCGATGCCATAATCACCAGCGTAGACGCCGCGCTAGCCTCCACCTGAATTGAATAATCCTTTGGTACCAGATGACCGACGATTTCAGGACAGGTGTAAGTCTCCCCGGGCGCAACGCCGCGAGCGTCTAAAATCAGGTTACTGTTTCCAGCCGATCCGCTGCCGACAACGAAATAGACCGATAGGGTAGCGTCCGCCGCGCCCGTGTTTGTGACCGTGAATTTATCGACCAGCGTTTTAACGTTTGACGCGGTGTATTCGATTGTGGTCGCGGCCTCTGCGTATTTCGGCCCGATCAGGGTTTTAACGGTTACGGTCATTGTTGCACCTGAGTGACTGATAGCGATGCCGCAGGACTGGCCGGAGCGAATCCAGAAGCCGCGATGGCCTTGAGCGTGACGGCGACGTCAGACGATGCCCAATAGGCTTCAATATAATCGCCCGCCGCTAACGAAAAGAAATCGGTTTTAGACACGGGAAAATACTGACCGTTGGCCGCGAGCGTAACCGCTTTTGTAGAGTTCGCGATATTCACGCCGTTTTTCCGAAACCAGATAAAAATATTCTTGCTGCTTGCATTTCCCGAAATTAACTGGGCGCTAAACGCAAACGAATATAACCCTGAATTCGCCGCCACGATCCGCGAGGCTGGGGTGCCGATGGTGATTCCGTTGCTGGATTCGGTGACGTTAAACGTGATCGCCTCGGCGGTGTTAATCGCGGTCGGTGACTGATCGACCGTCTTGGAAAAATCACCGTAATATAACTGCTGCTCAATCGTCGGGCGCACGAAAATCTCGCCCACCGTGGCCGATACCGTTAGGACCGCAGCCATAGGAACCGCAACGTTCGGAGCTGTGGGTTTAACCTTTGTCAAACCGCCCGCAACCGTTGGCGATGCGTATAAAATATCGCCCACGACCCAAGTTTCACCATAGGGTGATCCAGTTGTATTTAATTCTCGTACATTACCCCACACCGTCGCAAGGCCGCGCTCACCGACCGCAATGTCCTGCGTCAGGATCGCCAAAACGTACAGGCCGGGTTGCGATCCATTGGCCAGATATTTCGTGGCCGAAATCGTGCCGGTGAGAACGCCGCCGAACCCTACGCAAGTTCCGTTCGGCAAAACCGCCCCGGTGTTGTTGATGACTTGCGCGTAAGTCTCTTGACCGATCTGCTGCGTCACGCCGCCTGTGTGATGCAGATTCAGCGTGTCGTCTGTAGCGTTCCAAGCCAAGCGCCCCGGCTTGTCAACGTGCTTTGGATCAAGATCGAAATCAATGTAATTAACCAAAGGCGTTGGGTTATCGGTCGGCGCTGGATCAGTGACCGCGATCTGATACTGATCTGCCGTAATCTCGCCCGCCGTGTCAATCAGCGTCTCGAATTGCTTGATCGTCTCGTGATCCGGCAGGAATGACGCAAGCTGATTGCGTGTGAGTTTCAGCGCCATTAGTTCGCCAACGGTTCGATTGCCGCCTCTAGCCTAAGAAACGTCGCGTGTGCCTGTGAATCGCCCCTGAAGCGTTGTATGCGCCAGTTCCGCATTGCGCCCTGCCTGAGCCACCGCAGCCGCTTAGATCGGTTCCCTTGGCCTCCTACGCGGATGTAGTTTTCTTGGCTCCAGTTTTGCCCGTCCAACGAGTAGGACGTGGAGATTTGCGGATTCAGCCCGAACGCCACCCGACCCGTTAGACCGACTAGCTCCAGATCGTAGATAATCGCGCCGCGCCCGTCGTTATACAGGATCAGCGTTCCGAATTCCCACCGTGCGATTGCGCCGTATTGGGATGAAATCGTATCGGACAGATAGCCCACGTTCGCCGCAGCCGTATCACCCACCAGCCACTTATCGTAAGCCCAGACCAGATTGCGCGCCCGATACTCAGAGAACCCGGCGATGCCAGACGTGAGCGTAAACCAAACGGGTTGACCTAGTGCCGACGATGCCGCAGCGTCATAAACGATGGTTCGATCCGGGAGGTGAATCCAAAGGTGTTGATGGCCTTCGTCCGCCTTGGCCTCTAGCTTCACGCCAGATAATTCGGCTTCGGTGTAACTTTTCAGCAACACTTCGATTTCTCGCGTGGCAATCTTAATCGTGCCAGAATTCGCGCCCAAAAACACCGATACGGTTTCATTGCGACCGCCGCCAAGGAACGCCACCGCGTCGAGGTAAACGCAACAGGCAAACGTGCCAACGGTCCCCTTCATGATCTGAGCGCCCTCAATCCGCTGGAACGGAAAGAAATCGCCGCCGACGTTATCGAACACCTCAATGGTGTTTCGGTTTAGCGCGTAGACCTCATTGCGTACTTTTAATAGTGCCACTACCGGGTCTGGATCGGCTTCAGACGACCCGTATTTCAGCGGGTTAATCTGCGTCGGATCGTTCAATTCGGTGACAATCAGATACTCGCCATCGGTGGTCATAAAATAACCATCGACCCAGACAAAATCGTTGACTGTTCCCAAATCGGGATCAGTGACCAGCGTTAGCGTCGTTCCGTTCCAATAGTACAGCGACCCGCTAGAAGCCACCGCTAGGCGGTCAAACGAATAGTCGAACGTGACCAGCCCAGACCCGCCAACGTCGCCTAGCGTTGTTACTGAGCCGTCTGCGGCCACCTTAACCAGCGATGTTCCCATGACGCGGTAACACTCGCCGCGCCAGTTGACCCCGCCCCGGTCGATACCTGGCCCCGTTCCAAACGTGACGATACCGTCAGCCGGTCGCAGATAACCAGCCGAAATACCCGACGTTGTGGGAACCGGAATCAGATTGACGGGGTAAGCCGTGCGAATGTCTGGGCCATTATCCGTAAAAATCCCCGAAAGTATTGGGATCTGCGTCACGGTTAGATACCGCCTTCGCCCGTCTGAATATACAGCGTGGTGCCAGCCGCCGAAATATGGGCCAGCGTGTCATCACCGTCGCCCTTGGAAACGATGATCTCGCTAGCGGCCCGGACCGGCATGTCTGCCGTGGTCGCCGTCTGAGCTCCAGAGCCGATCCGCACGAAACAGATATTCGCGCCGGTATTGACCAGCCGAACCGACTTGGCTTGCGAATCAAGCGCGACAGACGCAGACGCTGCGCCGGGGGTTGCGGTTAGGTTTACGCCGCGACGGGGTTGGAAGGGGGCTTTAATAGACATTTGTGATCCTATGCGACCCGATACCAAGCCGACGTGTCAGCACGATATCTCATGGTGAAGGTTGAATTTGCAGTCAGCGTGGTCGGTGCGCCAATGACAGACGCGCCGTTTCCGTTGACGGTCAGAGCCGTGACGGCTTGCGAGCAATTGACCAAAACGATCTGCCCGCCCTCGACGTCATCGAAAAATGGCAGTGTGATGGTTCCGGCAGCATAGGCGGCGACAGGCGTTAGGATCAGCCAGGTTCCAGCCGTGGGAACCGAGACGTTAAACCCGGTCGCAGCCGGTGAAGCGGTTTGCGTGATCAGGCCATCGTTAACCGAAACGCCGCCCGTGAGGTACGTTTTCAGCGTAGCCGCCGAAGCCTTGCGAGCATCGCCGTCAGTGCTCGACCAGATCGGGATTAGATCCGATGCGGTGACAGTATCAGCGGCTGAAAGTTGGTTGATCGTAGGCATGGGGCGACCTTACGTTAAAACGCGGTTTTAGTCTAGCGGGACAGGACGCTTGCCCTCATCCCGCTCAATAGCCTTCTCGCAATGATCCTTGTCGATCCATCCTAGAACGCGGCAGAGAACACACCCGACGACATATCCGCGCCGTGCATCCTTGCCCAGACGTGACGACAGCGTTTCATCTTCGTTGCCGCCGAGGATCGTGTTTAGAAGCTGATCCAGCGCGACGAATAGCCGTGCGAGATATCCCACGATTCCCCGACGCTGCGTTAGAAACGGATCTTGGTTCATTCTGGCGCTTCACCCGCAAGGATTTTCACGGCCCGCCCAGCGCCAAGCAAACCGGCCTGCTCAAGCAACGGAACGCCCGCGACGATATCAGGATCAGTCAGCAAAACCACCCCCGCAGCGTCGAGCATGTCTTGATAATCCGCGATAATCGGATTGACCTTCGCGGCCTCTCGGATCGCGATTCGCTCGCCTTGGAGGAACAGGCGCAGGAAATCAATCTTATTCAGCGGGACCGGCGCTGGTTCTGGCGTGGGAACGATTACCGGCTCTGGCGTAAACGGAAAGAACCCTTCGCCCTCATAGCCCAGTTCTCCCGCAGCGTCTGGAATCGCCGCCGACAGATCGGCAAGGGACGCCTCATTAAGCCCGATCAGCGCAGCCGGTAGCGCCGCAGGGGTGCCAATGTTCTCGCCGGTCGATAGGGTTTTGCGTTGGTACAGCATGTTATCTCACCTTAAATGTGTCGGTTGTGGCGTCGTAAATCATGCCGATCCCAGCATATTGCCCACGGAATTTGCCGTTATAGCTCGTTTGAACCCATCGCGCGGGCGCTAGGCCGCGTAGTGTGTCGAAATCGTTTAGCCACTTAACGCCGTTGGCTTCGGTTTCAGGCATTCCGAGGGTCGCGTTGTCCACTACGATAACCTCGGTAACGATGCCGTCAGCGTCTAAACGTGCAAAATGCGCCATGATTACGCCCTCGCTCG